TACGATTTAATGAACTTTGGCAGTCCTATCAACTTAGCAACCGAAGATTTTAAAGATTGGAATTTTGTTTTCGTTGGCTTTTATCCGTGGTTTCTCAATAAATCAGCCAATAAAGGATTTGTCAAAGGGTCGGACATAATCGTTTATTTCAAAAACTTAATGGGTATGAACCCGGCATGTGTTCAGGTGCCACTACATGATAACCCATTCAATCGGTCGAAATCAAATATCGCGTATATTGAGGCTTCGTATTTCGGTGCAGTTTCGATAGTCCCTGAGTGGTGGGAAGTTCCGGGAGCTTTGAAATATACCGATCCACAAAGCTATTACGAATGTCTGAAAGCTGTTTGTTCAGGTGATGTTGACATTAACGCTAATAATCGGATGGCTTGGGAATACATCAGGGAAGAATTATTTTTATCGGAGGTAAATAAATTGAGAATTGAAATTATAAACTCTTTAACCTAAAAACAATGGAAAAAAATCTAAGTGAGAAAAAAGGACAATTACCAGTACCAAAAACGTTCAGAAGAAACCCGAACGCACACTTACCGCTTGCCTTACGTGGCACAAAGAAGCGTAACGATGGTAAATTTGTCTCATTCGGACATTATCCTTTCGGTGGCATTGGAGTCAGAAATATGATAAACAACCAGTTTTTAACTGAAATATCAAAACGTCGCAAATTCAAAGGATGGCAACGCGAAGCAAGGCGTTATAAAAAAGCAGCATAATGAAAGTAGCAGTTTTGTATAGTGGTCAAATAAGGACTTGGAACCAGTGCCGGGCGAATCAGGAATCAAACCTATTCACGCCCGAAACTGATCTTTTTTTTCACACCTATACAGAACCCGAAAGCACCAATTACAAACAGTTTATAAAAATACCGGACGACTATTTTGATGCGAACATCGTAAATCAAATGTACCCAAACAGAAACCCAGTTTCAACTCCTTTTTGTGTTCTTCAACCGTGGTTGAACTCTTTTATAGGGTGGTGTATTTGCCCGAAAGAATACGATATATACGTCCGATCAAGATGTGACATTCAGCTAAGCGGAAAGATAAATTTCGAAGATTACGTTATAAATGATTCTGAAATTTACATACCTTTGGGAAACGATTATTGCGGGGGCATAAACGATCAATTTGCATTTGGAAATTACCATGTTATGAAAACGTATTTTAGCATATTCACAGAATTTCAGAACATTTACCGTGACGGGGTAGTATTTCACCCTGAAAGCTATGTAACAGAGAACTTAAAAAGGCACGGAATACACATTAATCGATTATCAGTCACAAATACAATACTTCGATGATTGTAACGAAACTAAAAGACATGAAAGGCGGCTGGTTTATCGGAAACTTTATCCCGGCTTCATATGTTGACATTTTTGAGGTAGGAATCAAAGAGTACAAAAAAGGCGAAAAAGGGGGCGCGCACCATCATAAGCTATCTAAAGAGTTTACCGTCATTTTATCTGGACTTTTAATGCTCAATGAATCTGTTTTTGAGGCCGGTGACATTGTTCAGATTAATGAGTTTGAATCAGTGAGTTTTGAATGTATTGAAGATTGTTTAACTGTTGTGGTGAAAAATAAATCTGTAAAAGGGGACAAATACTATGATTAAGCTGGTCATATTCGATTTGGATGGTGTGTTAATTGACACCAGAAACCTGCATTTTGATGTATTCAATCTGGCATTATCCGAGATTGATCCAAAATATGTAATTTCTCACAACCATCATTTAATGAAGTTTGACGGGCTTTCAACTTACAAAAAGTTGTCAGTATTGACAAAAGAACGGGGCTTACCAGTTGAATTACATTCTAAAATATGGAAAAGAAAGCAGGAATTAACTATTCCCGAATTAAAACGAACTGTAAAGCGCGATGAAAAGTTGATTTCAATAATAAATCAGCTAAAATCAGACGGAATAAGGGTATATGTGGCCTCTAATTCGATTGAAGATACGGTAAGCGTATCAAACACCATGCTTGGCATATTTGAGCTATTGGACGGCCAATTATCAAACACCGATGTAAAGAACCCAAAACCACACCCGGAAATATATTATAAGGCAATGATTTATGAATCGGTATTGCCGTCAGAAACTTTGATCGTTGAAGATTCTTATGTTGGGCGATTGGCCGCTATTTCATCGGGCGCAAATCTTTGCCCTGTTCGCAACCCATCAGAGGTAACGATGGAACGAATATATAAATACCTTAATCGGGACGTAAAAGATATAAAGTGGAACGATGACAAAATGAATGTACTCATTCCTATGGCAGGAGCTGGGAGCCGATTTGCTCAGGCCGGTTATACATTTCCAAAACCGTTAATCGAAGTGAACGGAAAACCGATGATCCAGATTGTGATTGAAAACCTAAATATTGATGCAAACTTTATTTATCTGGTCAGGAAACAAGATTTTGAAAAATACAATCTTAAATCGTTACTAAATATCTTAACTCCGGGGTGCAACATTATTCAGGTTGACAAACTCACTGAAGGGGCTGCATGTACTACTCTTTTAGCTGAACATTTGATTGATAATGAAAACCCGCTTTTGATAGCCAATTCAGACCAATTTGTAGAATGGAAATCCGGTGAGTTTTATCATTCGCTAAACACAAATAATATTGACGGTTCAATTCTCACTTTCAAAGGGACGCATCCAAAATGGAGCTATGTAAAAACTGATGATTACGGGAACGTAACCGAATTACGTGAAAAGGAAGTCATCAGCGATATCGCGACTGTTGGGATTTATTATTGGGAAAAAGGTTCAGAATACGTCCGGTGTGCAAAGCAGATGATTGAAAAGAATATACGTGTTAATGGTGAGTTTTACGTCGCGCCTGTTTATTCTGAAGCAATCAAAGAAGGCAAGGTCATTAAGACTTTTGAAGTAAATAAAATGCACGGGTTAGGTACGCCCGAAGATTTAAACCAATTTATCAAACAATATGAAAGCAGATAACAAGTATTCTTTAATGCAAAAAAATCATTATGAGGCAGAGGCCTCAGTATGGACAGTTGAAGATCGTAATCCAGTAGTGGGTTCATTCGATTCTCACAATTTATGGAAAGGATACGAAAACCTGTTTCAAGGAATTGATGATTTAGAGCAAAAAATATGTCTTGATTTTGGTTGTGGCCCCGGTCGTAGCATTTCGCTATACTATGATCGTTTCAAACAAATTGATGGTGTTGATATTTCAGAAAACAACCTGATAAATGCCAAAAAATGGCTTGATTTTAACGGACAAACGCAAAAAGAAACCAGACTTTATTTATGCAATGGAATTGATTTGTCGGAAATACCAGACAATCAATACGACATTATCATTTCAACAATTGCGATGCAGCATATTTGTGTTTATGCAATCAGGTTTAACTACCTCAAAGAGTTTTACAGGATATTAAAACCGGGCGGTATAATCTCTATTCAAATGGGTTACGGGCCACAAACAGCCTCAAAAATTTCAGTTCCTTATTATGCGAATAATTATGAAGCACTTGAAACAAACGGGCGTTGTGATACCCGCGTTGAATCTCCAGATCAACTCAGACACGACTTAGAAGAAATCGGATTTAAACATTTTCAATACACAATTGGAGAAACAGGCCCCGGCGACGCACATGAAAACTGGATATACTTTAAAGCCACAAAATGAAAATCAAGGCATACTTTGTCACATATAAGAATGATTTTGAACTGAATAAAACACTTTTATCATTTGAGAATAGCGGAATAGCTAATTTTGATCATGAAATTATCATTGTCAATAATTCGCATGATGAAATATTCATAGAAGATAGTTTCAGGCTTAATTATCGAATCATTTCTAATCATACCCGTCCCGACTTTTCAACAGGACACCTTGCAAGGAACTGGAACGAATGCCTTATAGATGGTTTCAGGGACGTTGATAATCCTGATTGTGATGTTGTGATCTTAAGTCAGAATGATAACTTATTTATCGAAGGAAGTATTCATAAACTGGTTAAGCAACACGAAACACTATCATTTATCCAAAACGGAAACGGTGATTCATTTCACAGTTATACTGTTGAGGCAATTAAAAAAGTAGGTTTGTGGGATGAAAGGTTTTGCGGATTAGGGTATCAGGAAGCTGACTATTTTTTAAGACAAAGAATATTCAATCCCAGAAATTCAAGCATAAACGATAAGATGCACCAACGGTTTTTTAATAAGATTGATTTTAATATCCTTGATTATTCAAAACAAAGCGGGTTCGACAGATGCGATGAGTTTCATCATGCTTCACTTAAATATCATGAATTATCGCGGGATATATTCAGATTAAAATGGGGCGAATTATCACCCCAGAACTGGAAAGAAGAAATTGAATGTGAATTAAAAAACCAACAGTTTATAATGTACCCTTATTTTGAATCAAAATTTGCTATTGGAAATGCTAATTACATACAATATTTATGAAAATAATTGCACATCGTGGAAATACTGTAGGGTCAGATCCTGACTTGGAAAATCATCGTGGTTATATCCTTTCTGCATTACTTCAAGGATTTGATGTTGAAATTGATATATGGCATCATAATGAAGAACTTTATCTAGGACACGATGAACCAGTTGATAAAGCTGAGCTTTCATTCCTTTCTCAGTATAAGGATCAGCTTTGGATTCATTGTAAAAACGTCCAGGCTTTTGAATTTATGCTGAATAATCCTGAATTTAACGCTTTTTTTCATCAAAAAGATGAGGTTACTTTGACGATAAAAGGTTATCTTTGGACTTTCACAGGTGGTTTGATTACACCGAAATCAATTGCAGTAATGCCGGAAAATGTCGAATCATGGGACATTAAAGGGGCTTTTGGAGTTTGTACAGACTATCCAGCAAGATATAAATTTAAACAATAATGGAACATTTTAACGAAAACATTGTCGGTTGGTTCACATATCCAAGGCTTTACAAAGACATGGCCGAAACATTGCCAGACGGCGCAACCGTTGTAGAAGTCGGGACATATGAGGGCAAATCATTTGCTTACCTAATGGTCGAAATGATCAACGCAGGGAAACGCTTTAAAATTGCCGGGGTTGATTCATTCACTTTCACTGGTGAAAACGGTAAATCAATTCTGGAAAATTTCATTGAGTACATGAAACCGGTTGACGGACTTTACGACACGATTATAAGCCAAAGCTGGGATGCTGCTAAACTTTATCCAGACGAATCAATTGATTTTGTGTTTTTGGATGCTGATCATGTTTACAGTAGCATTAAACGAGATATTGAGGCATGGCTACCGAAAGTAAAGAAAGGCGGGGTAATTGCCGGGCATGACTATTGTGATGTTCATCCGGGAGTTATTCAGGCAGTTGATGAAATCTTTGGCGAAAAGGTTGATAAGGGTTATATTGATGAACTTTGTTGGTTAATTCAAAAATAAACGATATGGCTTCACTTTTGAGTATGGCCGTCTATGATACGGTTGAAAATAAAAGAACTGAATATACAGAGCAAACGCTAAAATGTTTGTATGAAACAGTTGATTATAGCAACCATAGAATATTTGTAATTGATAATGGTAGCTGTAAATCAACAAAAAAGCTATTCAAAAAATACGATAATATGGCTACTATTATCGGACTACCTGAAAACATAGGCACCGCCCGCGCAATCAATAAAGCTTGGAAGCTTCGTGAACCCGGACAGCACTGTATAAAAATGGACAACGATGTTGTCATTTATCAGGACGGATGGGTTGAAGCAATGGAAGAAGCAATCGAACGCGATCCAAAAATAGGTATTGTCGGACTTAAGCGAAAAGATTTGGCTGAACGCCCTGATTCTAACAATGAATGGTATCGGTCGGCTCTTTACTTTTTACCACACGAACCAGGTCAATCATGGATACCTTTTGAAGAAACCCAGCACGTTATGGGTACATGCCAGATGTATTCAAGTGCCTGTTTGGATAAGCTGGGTTATTTAAACCAGCCGGGAATTTATGGTTTTGATGATTCTTTGGCATCATTTAGGGCGAGGGTATCAGGTTTTAAAGTTGGGTTCCTTCCTGCAATCCAGATTGACCACATAGACACGGCGGATAACCCGTACATTCAGGTTAAACGCGACTTGGCAGGGGCTGACATGGAAGCCTACAATAAGTTGATTCAGGAATACGCAAACGGTACAAGGCCGGTTTATTATGAAGATTAGAACATGGGAACAGATACACAAAAAAAGCTAATCAAGAGGGTTATGATAAAACCATCTACAATGGTAGTGGCAATGAATCGAAAAGATTTAGAACGTATTAGAAAAGAGTTAGCACAAGTACTTAAAATACAAGCACAGGATATAACATTTACATTTAAAGAAGTAGAAATTAAATGGAAGACATAAGCCTGACATATCGGAACAAGTTCCTTCGAAACCAGAAATCATTCAACGCGAAATGCCGGAAACTTTTTGATAAGGTGGCCGCCGATATAAGTCAGCTTGTAAATGACCCAAACGCTAAATTTTCAAAATCATTCAATTTTAATAAACCGATTGAGAAAAAGATCACAGCGATAACCAGTAAATTTCAGGAAGAGAACCTAAAGCTAACTGAGGCCGAAATAGCTAAGTCGTGGGAGCTTTCAAACCTTAAAAACGATGAGATAGTAAAAGACTACATTAAAACAATTTCAGGGCTGAAAACAGCCGAAAGAGCAGCTTTATTCATTCCTAATACTTCTGCATTAGAAGCGTTCATTGCACGGGATCGCGGAGCTGGTAAATTGGCTGATGTAATTTGGAAAGTATCAGGACAGCTTCGGGCTGAAATGGAAATCCATTTGGGATTAGGTATTTTAAACGGTGATTCAGCCAATACTATTTCTCGAAGGATACGACAATACCTAAGCGACCCGGAGGCTTTATTTCGCCGTGTTCGCGACAAAAACGGCAAACTGGTAGCAAGTCAGGCAATGATTGACAACGCACCCGGACAGGGTAGATATAATTCAGCGTATCGTAATGCTTTACGGGTGGCCAGAACAGAAACGAATATGGCGTACCTTGCAGCAGATCATGAACGATGGAAAACCCTTGATTTTGTTAAAGGAATAAAAATAAGTCTGTCAGAGCAACACCCGAATTACAAATATCCTGAAATATGCGAACAATTAGAAGGTGATTATCCGGCAGAATTTAAGTTCATTGGGTGGCACAGCCAGTGTTATGATAAACAAACAGAAGTATTAACGGTTGAAGGATGGAAATACTTTAAAGACGTAGAAATAGGCGATGAAATTATAAGTCTAAATAAAGAAACCAGAGATTTAGAAATATCAAAAACCATTGATAAAGTTGAATATCAAAAAGACGGTAAAATGGTTCATTTTAGCAATATTGGACTTGATTTACTTGTTACTCTTGAACACAAAATGATTTATCTTGGGAAAGGTAAAGGAATTTATTTCAATGAAAAATTAGCCATTGATTACAAAAAAACGCACGGAGCAATATATCGGTCAAGTGAATGGGTAGGTAAAGAAATAGAATCAATCCAGATAGGCAAATATTCAGTTGATTTTGATACCTACTGTGAATTTATGGGCTATTATTTATCTGATGGATCTGTTTCATTCACAAAAAAAACAGAGTTTAATATTTCGCAAAGTCCAAAATTTGATAATGCAAAAGAAGATATTGAGGCGTGTTTAAAGAAAATGCCATTTGAATATTGGAAAGGTCAATTAGGATTTGGTATAAACAATAAAGAATTTAGAGATCATTTGGCTGATTTTGGTAAATCACTTGTTAAATACATTCCAGACATTATAAAACAAAGTTCAGCCCGACAGATCGGAATATTCATAACAGCGTTTTCAAAATGTGACGGTACTATAAGAAAACCTCATTCTTTTGTCGGTAGTCGTGGGAATAAGTTTGAACCCAAAAACGATGAAATAACGCTGTTTTCTTCATCAAAGAAAATGGCCGATGATTTAGGTGAACTTATTCTAAAAATTGGGAAGCGTCCATCGTACAAAATAATGCCAGCGAAAAAGCAACAATTTAGAAACGGTGTTTATGATGTTCAGGAATGTTGGAGAATATCAATTTGCAACGGTAAAACATCTTCAGTATTTAAAAAAGAGATAGTTGATTATTCGGGGATGGTTTATGATATTGAAATTGAAAAGAATCATACTTTATACGTCCGTAGAAACGGGAAGTGTGCATGGAGTTCAAATTGCCTATGCCATGCAACTCCTATACTACAACCACAAGCTGACTTTGAAAAGTCATTGGCAGGTGAAGATGTTAAAGTCGAACCAATAAAGGAAACGCCTGAAAACTTTAATCGGTATATGAATGAAAACTATGACAGGTATATTGGGTATAAATCTCAGCCATATTTCATGATTGACAACAAAAAAATAATTAATAAACCCATCAAATGAAAAAGCCAACCTTCGCCACCATTTCCGATGTCCTGAAAGATAAACAATTCAGGATACTACTTGATGATTCAATCAACGAAATGACACATCAAAGAAACCAGCAATTAAGAGGTTTCGAGAATGCCAAAGATGCAAAGGTAAAGGCAAACACTTTTACTAGGCTAGACATTAACGGATCGTTCACTGTTGACTTTCTGATTAATGAATTTAAGTTGATCGAAGAAAAACAGTCAGAACTATCATCTGTTGATAGAAAATTTGTTTGGAATATGGTTTTTGATCACATCAGAAAAACAATTGATTATTATAAATAATTGCATTCTAAAACTTTGAATAAAGCCGGACTAATTATCCGGTTTTTTTATGACTTAATTTTATCATTTTAAAAATATTTTATCATTTTGATAATTTTATCATTTTGATTTTATACATTTGAAACAAAATTAAATCTACGTTTCAAATGAAAGAAAAAATCTTGTCACAATTAAAGGCCGCTTGCGGACAAAGCACAAGCATATCAGAAAAAACCCTGCAAATTATCGCAGAACGGATGGCAGCCAATATCACAGAAGAAAGCCAGATTGAAGCCGCTATCGAATTGGAAAAACCTATTTTACAAGCCATTGACGGGAATATCAATTTCGTTGCCGCCGATGCAGTAAAAAAAGTAAAGCCGGTTGAAAAACCAGTTGAAAAGAAACCAGAGGAAAAACCCACCGATCCAAATGAGCCGGAATGGTTCAAATCATATCGGGAAAAACAGGATCAGGAAACACTGGCCTTGAAAAACAAGCTTGAAAACTACGACAAGGAAAAAACCCAAACCCAGCTAAACGGTAAGATTACCGCTAAACTGAAAGAGAAAGGAATCCCGGAATCGTACTACAAAGGCCGCAACTTGTCAATAGAGGACGAAAGCGGAATTGATCAACTGGTTACCTCTATTGATGCTGATTTTGTTGGTTTCAAACAAGAATTAGCAGAATCAGGCGTAATCATCAGCATTCCTAAAAGCTCCTCATCAGGGGTGAAGGAAGGTGAGCTTTTAGGCGCACAAATCGCAGAAAAGAGAAATTCAGGAGCTTCCGAAGGTGTTCCTGCTAAAAAAATTGTCTAACAAGTAAAAAATTAAATTATGCAAGTAACAAGTTCATCTATAACAGGGGCTAAAGTTATTTTCGAGAGCATTCTCGATGAAATCCCTGGAGGTGTAAGTTTGCCGGTTGCTGATCTTGACAACACAAAGGTAGATGCTACCTTAAGCGTTGACAAACGTTGGCTAAAAGCAGGTGCACCCGTTTACGTTGATATCGCAGCTCGCACGGCGACGCTTTGCAAATCAGCGTTAGGAATTGCCGGAGGTGGCGCAACCACTCCGCGAGTATCCAAAAACAACCACTTTAAAGTTGGTGAGTATCAGAATGATGGGGTCACAAGCTCGCTGATTTCAGCCATTGACGTAACAAATGCAGGTTATGACATCATAACCGTTGGCGAAGCTCTACTTTATGCAGCCGGGACAAAATACGGCGAAGGTTCGGCATCAGGAACAAGCACGGCACTTCAATTCACTCCAAACGGGGTTACCAAAGATGATGTTTACATCGCTGATGGAAATGCCGACGTTGCCGTCGTAACGATGGGAACT